TACCTATACAGCCACAACCGTACAAGGCAGTCCTGTATCCTATACCGGTACAACCACAGCCTATACCGTTCCAGCAGGTGTTACAAAGTTACAAGTGTTTTTGTGGGGAGGAGGTGGAGGGCGAGGTGATTCTGGATCAGGATCCGGTGGAGGAGGTGCGCATGTATCGGGTATCATCAGTGTAACTCCTGGAGCGACCTACTATGTGTATGTTGGAGGCAAAGGTGATGTTGCGGGTATTTTTACATCCACGACCCGAACCCAAGCATCGTGCGTGGTGTGCGCAGGCGGTGGAGGAAGTGTTCAACGATATGGTACGAATTCAGGAGGATATGGAGGTGTCACACAGAGCGGTAGCTGCGGTATCTTCACCGGAGTCTCAATTGCATCTCCTTTATCATTCTATTCTGACCCGTTTCGTAGTATTATCAAAAACATCTGGCCCGGATGCACGAATCAAGACGGAGGAGGAGGTATTACAACCTTTGCTGGTCAAGGATACGAGAGTGGTGTTCAAGGATTGATTCAAGGCGGTGCAGTCGGTGGAAGTGGTGGAGTCTCCTATATCGCAAACATTATTGAGAACCCCTTTCACCAAGATGGGTCCACATTATCAAGTGGTCTCGGGTATGCGCCTGCAGGAGGTGAGTCGTCCGCACAGTATGTAGCTCCATACGGACGCGGTCTTTTAACCAGTACATCGGGTACACCTGGATATGCAGTGATTGCCCCAGTCGTGGGCTTTAAAACAACTCAAGTGGGTGTCAACTCGTCCTTTTTATCGAACTAAACATCCAAATGGAGTATTTTCCACTCGACATGATTCGTTCCATTCGCAATGACCTCCTTCAAAAAAGTGATCTGTATGCTCTACCCGACTTTCCACATTCAACACCTGAAGCTCGAGAGGACTGGATTCGGTACAGACAGGCTCTACGAGACATCACTAAAACCGTAGAGTTAAGCGAAGATGGTCTTTCTGTAAAGATACTCTCTGTGGTTTGGCCTGCAAAACCTGTGTGATTTTTCAACTGGTGAAAACACAAGTATGTCAACAGGACCCCAAGGTGTTCAAGGGATACAGGGTGTAAAGGGCGATCAAGGAATCCAAGGTCCTACAGGAATCCAAGGTCCGCAGGGGTTTCAAGGTGTTGCAGGAATACCGGGTGGCCCTACGGGATGGACGGGTAATACAGGTATTACAGGACCTACAGGAGTCACAGGGAATACAGGACCGACAGGAAATACAGGTCCAACGGGTAATACTGGACCGACAGGAGTCACAGGTAACACTGGACCGACGGGTAATACAGGACCGACAGGAAATACAGGTCCAACGGGTAATACTGGACCGACAGGTGTTACAGGCAATACTGGACCGACAGGCAATACAGGACCCACGGGTACTACAGGCGCAACGGGTGCAATAGGACCTGCAGGAACGGCGAGTAATACAGGTGCTACAGGACCTGCGGGAACCCAAGGTATCGATGGGTTCTCAGGTGGATTGACTTTGCAGATGAGTTATACGACACAGGTGGCTATTAACGATGCGGTTGTTACAACCTTTGCAGGAAATGGAACAGCATCCTCAGTTAATGGAAGTGGAACCAATGCAACAATCAATGCTCCTATTGGAGTCGTAGTGGATTCATCAGGAAATGTGTATGTATCAGATTTTAGTAACGTTATTCGTAAAATTACACCATTAGGAGTGGTTACAACTTTTGCAGGAAGTGGAAGTGGAGCATCTACAGATGGAACTGGAACTAATGCGAGTTTTAATAACCCATATGGACTTGCTATAGATTCTTCTGGAAATATCTATGTATCCGAAGAGAGTGGACATCGTATTCGCAAAATCACATCAGCAGGAGTGGTAACAACACTAGCAGGTAGTGGTTCAGGTACATTTGCGGATGGAACTGGAGCAAGTGCGAGTTTTTATCGTCCTTATGGAGTTGCAGTGGATTCAGCAGGAAACGTCTATGTAGCCGATGCATATAACAACCGCATCCGAAAAATCACTCCTCTAGGTGTAGTCACAACACTTGCAGGTAATGGAAGTAATGGAAATACAAATGGAACTGGAACCAATGCTAGCTTTTTTCATCCTGTTGGGATCACAGTAGATTCAGATGGAAATGTATATGTTGGTGGAATTGCTAATAGTATTCGTAAAATTACACCATTAGGAGTGGTTACAACCCTTGCAGGAGGTTCTACTGCTGGTTCTACAGATGGAACTGGAACTAATGCACAGTTCAATGAATGTTGGGGTATAACAATAGATTCATTTGGGAATCTCTATGTAACAGATTTAAATAACAGGCGTATTCGCAAAATCACATCCGCAGGCGTTGTAACAACTGTGGCAGGTAGTGGTTCACAAGGTTCTAGTGATGGAACAGGAACGAATGCAAGTTTCAACTTTCCTTGGGGTATTGCAGCTGATTTAACTGGAAGCTTGTATGTTGCAGACAAGAATAATAATCGTATTCGTAAGATTGCACTTCCTTCTATTGGAGATCCAAACACTTATGCAGGAACACCCTTTACTGGAACACTCTTGACCACATTCAACCCTGCATTAACTGGAAGTACGATTACCATCCCTGCAGGAACCACTAACGCAAAAGTAGCTTCTTTCACAGTTGCTGCATCGTCTTTGGCACTCAAAACCTCTGTCACAGGAGTGTGGAGTTTAGTGTTGTACGCTACGGTAGGATTGTCTACGAGTCCTGCGTCGTTCTACTTCCAAGTGGTCGATGGTGCTACCACTGTGGCTACAGGTACGACCACGACAAGCGTCAATCAATCCACTCCAATGCAGTTGTATAAGTCGAACCTCACAATCCCTGCACGAACCTACACGACAGACTTGACTTTGAATGTGTATGCTACCACACAGGTATCGAGTTCGTTAACACTCGGATTCAACGGCTCGACCATCTCGTACATTGGTACAACCTTTCCAAGTGTGGGACCCACGGGGTTCACAGGGCCAACAGGTGCAGCAAGTACGGTCACAGGACCGACAGGTATCGCTGGAGCCGCGGGAGCCACAGGACCCACAGGACCTGCAGCTGCAGGTGGAGGTTCAGTGTCGATTGTCGGTTCTACGGGATTTTCAAGTGTCTTGACTGTGGCTACGGGTGGAACGGGTGTGTTTGGAAACGCAAACTTAACCTTCAATGGTTCGAGTTTGTCAGTGACTGGAAATGAAGTTGTAAAATTCAATGGAACTAGTGCTTTGACTTCGTATGGAAGTGGTGCAGATACATTGACATTACAGAGCACAAGTAATGCATACTCAAATGCGATTGCGTCGATGTTTTTTGGCAACGCAACTACAGGATATCCTCTAGGACGAATTTATGGGTTGGATACTGCATCGGCTTCACCCGCATCGTCTGCACTCGTATTTCAAACTGCAAATGCGATTGTCAATGGAGCCTTAACGGGTACAAATATTTTTACATACACTGGTTCAGACCAAACATATACTGTTCCAGTCGGCACGACTTCAATCACCGTCACCATGTGGGGTGCAGGAGGTGGTGGAGCAACACCAAATCCAGGAGGTCCAGGAGCGTTTGTAAGTGGTACATTGAGTGTGACTCCAGGTGATACATTAAAGGTCATTGTCGGACAAGGTGGTCCTCAAATGACTGCTTCTGTCTATGGTGGAGGAGGTCCTAGTACTTCAAATGCTGCTGATCCAACTGCTCGTGCCGGTTCAGGTGGAGGACGATCTGCACTTCAACGAACCCTAGGAGCTACCATCACAGGTTCAGGTATCACTACAAGTGGAGGCGTTGTAACGTATCCAACCTCAGCAGCCCATGGGTTAGCGTTGAAACAACCTGTAGTGATTACAGGCCTTTCACCCAATGGATACAACGGAACGTTTGCGGTTGCAACAATACCTACTTCAAACAGTTTTACAGTGTCAAATGCAACTACAGGTAGTCCATCTGGAACTGGAACCATCGTCGCTGAACTTGTGAACATAGCAGGCGGTGGAGGTAGTGCGTTTTATAGCGGTGGTTCTGGTGGATATGGTGGTCTAGCCAATGGAGGTCCTGGATTAGCAGGAGGTGGTGGTGGAGGTACTCAATCAGCAGGAGGTGCTGGAGTCATGGGCCTTGCAGGTTCAATTCTTTTGGGAGGTGCTGGAGCTACTACAAGTGGCGCGGATACACCAGGTGGTGGAGGTGGTTATTACGGAGGTGGTGGAGGAAGTTCATGGGGAGGCGCAGGTGGTGGTGGAGGTTCTTCGTATTTGAGTAATATTACTATCATTTCAAGCGGCGAAACGACCTCTGGAAGACTTGCACCTGGAACGACCAATCCATTCTATGTGTCTGGAGTCGGTAATGGTAATAGTAACGGTTCAGGAGGCAATGGTCTTGTTGCGATTTCAACCAATGTTGTGTTTACATTGTCCGAAGCCATGCGAATTCATTCCAACGGATATTTAGGTGTTGGAACCGCAGCCCCCGCAACTCATCTCGATGTCAGTGGCGGTCTCACCGTTCGCAATGGGTTCCGTCCTCTCTACATGAATGTATCGGGAACCTCACTGACGGTAGCCTCCAACTCGTTCGGCACGCACTACAACATTACGAATAGTGGGTTTTCATCATTGACCTTGCCTGCAATCAATTGGAGCAACGACTCCAATGGATACTGGGTGTTCCGCAACAATACCTCTTCGTATTTATCGACGACGGTGACCTACACGACCGCAGGCACGAGTGCACCTACGAACCCAGTGGTGATTCCACCTGCAAATTCCACTACGATCATGGTGACATATCCTGGCGCAACAAGCTCCAACTATGTTTTGTTTTAAGAAAGGTAATGCTAGGGACGTCGAAAAGTATTTCTGGGTTTGACCCTCGGACTGTACCTGGCTGTGCGTTGTGGTTGGATGCGGCGGACTCTTCAACTGTGACTGGAACGACCACCGTCACTCAATGGCGTGATAAGTCAGGGAATGCTCGTCATCTAGGCGTAGGGTCTGGAACCACTAGTTATTCCTCAAATGCAATCGTTTTAAATAGTTCGTACATGTTCGTGAACAGTCCTGTAAATCTAACCAATGTTACGGTATTTATTGTTTCAAAATCAACAGGTGTTACTAACCAAACTATACTTGGTGCAAAACCTAATACAGATTATGTATATAATTCTGTAGATGGATTTGGGTTTTATAAAGATCCTCCAACTGGAAGAATACGATTTTATGGACAAGGGAATGATCCAAATCAATCCATCTTTTTTACAGATACTTCAATTACTAAACTCTATACCTTTCAATCTACCGGAACTACGGTTAGTGGATGGTTGAATGGAACTTCACAGTCTGGTGGAACTCTCACGACTACACGAACATCTACTGCACAGGGTTTCGCGATTGGAGCAGAATGGGGAGGGAGTTCTTATGTAAACATATGGGTAACAGCTTCAATCTATGAAATCCTCGTGTATAACACCGCTCTCACCGCCTCTGAACGCCAACAAGTGGAAGGCTATCTTGCTCACAAGTGGGGGTTAGTTCAACTTTCTTCTACGACTCCATTGTCGATTCCTGGTTGTCAATTGTGGTTGGACGCTGCAGACTCTTCAACCGTGTCTGGAACAACCACCGTAACTCAATGGCGTGATAAATCGGGAAATGCTCGTCATCTAGGTGTAGGGTCTGGAACCACCAGTTATTCTTCGAACGCGATTAAGCTGAATAGTTCCTATATGTTTGTTACAAGTCCTGTAGACTTATCCAAGCTAAGTGTTTTTCTAGTTTCAAAGTCAAATAATTTATGGAATCAACCTGTATTTGTTATAAGACCTAATACATCACTATCCTATAATAGTACAGATGGACTTCAGATTGCTTTTTATGACCAAATCATAAATATCTTTTCACAAGACTTGACTCAATATACAGATTCTGGACTAATAAACACTACTCTTATAACAGCTCAAGCGAGCGATAGAACACTGACTACATGGCTTAATGGAACAAATCAAAAAAGTGTAACAAATTCATCTGCACGAACCTCCACAGCACAGGGCTTTGCGATAGGAGCAGAGTGGGGTAATGGTTCATATCATAATGCCATCTCGATTGCTTCAATCAATGAACTCATAGTTTTTAATGAAATACTAACCACCACTCAACGCCAAACCATCGAAACCTACCTTGCAAAGAAATGGGGAATTGGTGCTTCTACCATTCCATCCACACATCCCTTCTCCTCCATTCGACCTCATTTGCGACCGTTTCAACCCATTGATGTTCCAGGGTGTCAATTGTGGTTGGATGGAGCGGATACAGGCTCAATGACATTTAGTTCAGGAAGCAATTTAAGTGTATGGAAAGACAAATCAGGTTATGGGAATAACTTCAGTTTGACTTCTGGAACCACTTCAAACATAAATGACGGAGGCTATTCAGTTGTTAATTTTCCATCAGGTGCAATAATGTCTTCAGCAAATCAGATTACGTTTACAACCTCATCTGCGTTTTTCATTGTATCAAAATTGACATCATTGAGTGCTTCTACAATTAGTATGGTAGTAGGTTTTACGAATATAAATGATGGAGACTTAACGTTTGTTCGGTACAATCCAAGCGCTATATTAAATGGAACAGCGGCTACTACAACTAGTGAAAGAGATCTTGGAAATAATAACTATTATGTGAATGGTACCTTTAATCCATCTACGTTTGGAAGCAATGTCTACTTGAATGTATATTCAATCATTGGTACAGTATCACCTATAACAGGTGGAACTTCCTTTTTAACATTATCAAGTGGATTTAGTTCTCGTTTCTTTATTGGAAACATTGCAGAGTTTTTGTATTATCCTGGTGGTGTCACGAGTAGCCAACGCCAACAAGTGGAAGGCTATCTTGCACACAAGTGGGGGTTGAGTCAAACGTATGCTACAAACACACCATTGTCGATTCCTGGATCTACAATGTGGTTAGATGGAGCGGATCCAGCAGGAACTGGAGTTATTCCATCAGACGGAACACTTGCAACCTGGGTTGATAAATCTGGAAATGGTAGAAATGGCGTTCAATTTAGTACATTTGCTCGTCCTCAGTTTGTTGCAAACTCACTCAATTCAAGAGGAGGTGTTAGTTTCAATGCGGCTTCATCTAACTGTTATCAAACTCAGTCTGTATTACCGACTCCAGGAACTATATTTGTTGTAGGATTTACCAGCGATGGTGGGTTTTGTCTATCAGGTATTCCGAATCCTAACTCAGGACATCCTCCATATTATGTTTCATTTGCTCGTGATGTTGAATTTGGTGTGAACAACACAAGCGATACACCTTTTTTAGCGAACGTTTCAACATCATTCAATACAAACTATATATTAACAGGTCTATACACAGGATCAAACGTATCTGTTATAATAAACGGTGGAACGCTATCGAACACGGTTTCATTTTCAGGAACTCCTAAAACACCTGCTACAACATTGATAGGGTTGAATTCATATGCCAATGGGTTGGGTGCAGCTTTGACAGGGACTATTAATGAAATGATTACCTATAATACAGCACTCACCACCTCTCAACGCCAACAAGTGGAAGGATACCTTGCAAGGAAATGGGGATTGACTCTATCCGGACAGTTTATATCCACACATCCATTCAAGTCGATTCCACCTGCGACACTGCCCTTCTCACCTAGAAACATTACAGGACTTGCGTTTTGGCTAGATGCGGCAGACCAAAATGCAATGACACTTTCAGGTTCCAGCGTTGTAACCGTGTTAGATAAGAGCAGAAATGGAAAAACATTAACAGGTGGTACTGGTTGGAGCTATAATGTAACAAAATTCAATGGAACCTATCCATCGTTTTACAGAGCAACTACTGGAAGTATGTTGGGACAAAATAGCACATTTTCATTAACATCAACCAATATTACACTGTTTTTTGTAGGAATGCTTGAAAGTGCAGGAAGTACAACTTCAGCAGTATATTTCATAGATGGTGGTGGAGTCAATACTGGACGGTTTTATAATTATGTAGATTATTCAGGTGGTGTAGATACTATTTATATTTATCATGGTGACACACAAACAACTGCAAGTTATCCTATTACAAATCGTAGGATTGTTAGTCCTTTTATTTTTTCACAATCTACTGGAACAAATCCACAAACAGGATCCATTAATGGAATAGCATTTAACGCAAGTGGTGGAAACACAGGTTCAATGACAGTCACTGGTTTAACTATCGGTGGACCATGGAATAGTACTGTTTCTGGAGCTCTACCTTATACATGGCCTGGGCATATATGTGAAGTCCTAATTTACAGTTCAGCTCTAACAACCTCTGAACGCCAACAAGTGGAAGGCTATCTTGCACACAAGTGGGGGTTGACTGGATATTATGCACCTACGACTCCATTGTCGATTCCCGGATGTGCGTTGTGGTTGGATGGATCGGACACAAGTTCGATGACTCTTTCTGGGTCTAATGTTACAGCATGGAACGATAAATCTGGAAATGGATATGTTAT